GGTGATAGAGTATTTAGATACGGTTTAGCAGGCGGTGTTGCATTAACAGCAGGAAAACTTGTTCAAACGGCTGTTGGAACAAAAGCTGATCATCAAGATCTAGCCCCAACCGCAGCAGTTGCAGCAGGTGAGTATGAGATTTCAGTAGAAACAGCAGGAACTGACTTAACAGCTAACCAGTATAAAGACGGTTATCTTTATGTTAATGATGGTGCAGGCGAAGGGCAATGTATGAAAATTGCTTCTAACCCAGCACATGATCACTCAGCAGATCCTTCAGTTGTTATAACAACTTACGATGCTTTAGCTACAGCAGTAGCAACTTCATCTAAAGTTTCATTAATACCTGATCCTTGGTCTGCCGTTCTAGTTGCACCCGCAGCAGAAACGGGCGCAGTAATGGGTTGTCCAGTTGTTGACATGGCAGCCAGTGCTTACGGTTGGTTCCAAACTTATGGACCAGCAGCAGTATTAACTGTAGGAACTGTAGTGCTTGGGCATAATGTAGTGAGATCAGCAACAGTTGCAGGTGGCGTAGCTCCCGCAACAAGCGATATCTTAGATATCGTTGGTACGTGTATGTTGGTTGATGTAACTACTGATTACTCATTAATTAAGCTAAATATATAAGTGGAGGTAACTTATGGCTAATACAGTCACAGGTCCTACTAATCAGCTAGATGGTGAGAAAACTTTAATTGTTTACTGTTCAGTTTATTCCGACGGTAGCGCAAGTAGCACCACCTTGGTTGATGTTTCTGGATTGAATACATCGACATTAAATGGTGAGTCATGCGCTCATGTATCTTTAAATAAGATATGGTACACGGTAAGCGGAGCACCTGATGCACCTGCGTCTTTAGACTGGGATGCAACAACTGATGTAACTTTTTTAACCTTATCTTATGATAATTCTTTTGACTTTAGTACATTTGGAGGATTAAAGAATACCTCAGCATCAGGTTATACAGGGGACGTAGTTTTCGTGATACCCTCTACATCTGATGCAGGTAATGAATACACTGTTTGGTGTGAGTTTTTAAAGTATTACGAAGCACCAGGATCGTAAACAATGGCGACTTCAGGAACTCGTACATTTAGTTTAAATGTAGCGACCGCAATAGAAGAAGCATACGAACTTGCGGGTTTAGAAGCCCGCACGTCGTATGACGCAGTTACGGCAAGACGTTCGTTAAATATTATGTTTGCGGACTGGTCTAACCGTGGCGTACAAATGTGGGAAGTTGCAAAGGTAACTATTACATTAACGGAAGGAACTAGCGAATATAGTATCAATACTTATGATATAGATATTTTGGATGCCTATGTTCAAAAGAGTGTGGGCGGTACACTTACTGATTATCCGCTTACCCGTGTTGATAGAAATGAATTTATTGGAATTCCAACAAAGAGCATTAAGGCTCGTCCCACGGAATACTGGTTAGAGCGACTTTTAACCCCTGTGATTCATCTTTATCCTACGCCCGAGAACTCAACGGATAAACTCATTTACTATGCTTGGACAAGAATTGAAGATGCCTCGGCAGCCGTTAATGATTTTGACTTACCCAGTCGATTTATTCCTCCATTAGTTTCGGGTCTAGCTTATTATTTATGTCTTAAGAAGAATACGCAAAAACTTCCGATTCTACAACAGCAATATGAAAAGGACTTAGTTAATGCATTACGTTACGATGAAGATCGGTCTGTAGTACATTTAGTTCCTAGGAGAGAATACATCTAATGGCATATGCATCGGGTAAATACGCCTTAGCGGTTTGCGATACTTGCAGTTGGGCTTATTCATATCGAGTTATGCGTATGAGTTGGACGGGTAATAAAGTATGCCCTGAATGTTATGAGCCTAAAAATCCACAGATTGATCCTGTTTCTGTTGGAGCCGATGCGGAAGCCTTATACCAACCCCGTCCTGAAGTTCCTCTTCCTCAATCTCAATTAGGAAAAGTTACTACAGTTGATCCGTCTGAAGCAGTGATTGATGCGACAGGTACTAATATGATGACCTTTACCGACGATCCGATAGGTACTATGTTTAGTGGAGAAGAAGGAACAGGTGCGGTAGGTGACTTAACAGTGAGTACAGACTAATGGCAGGTTTTACTTACAGTGGGTTAAAGACAGCAGTTCAGAATTATTTAGATAATGATGAAACTACTTTTACAAGTACCTTAGATACATTTATACAACAAACAGAAGAACGGATCCTTAAGTCCGTACAATTACCTGTGTTTCGCAAGAATGCAACGGGTTCGGGTTCCTCAGGAAATACTTATTTAGCTACTCCAAGTGACTATTTGTCCCCTTATAGTTTGGCGGTTGTGGACGGGGATAGTAATTATACTTATTTATTACTGAAGCACGTGACCTGGATTCGAGATTATACCCCAGCAGTAGCCACAACTGGTGAACCCCTTTACTATGCCCAGTTCGATGATGATACGTTTATATTAGCACCTACGCCAAATAGTAATTTTACCTTTGAATTACATTATTTTTATAGACCTGCGTCTTTAACCGCTGCAGGCGATAGCGGCACCACCTGGCTTTCAACCAATGCCTCTAATGCAATGTTGTATGGCTGTTTAGTGGAAGGGACAATTTTTATGAAAGCAGCTCCTGATGAAATTATGGTGTATGACCAAAAATTTAAAGAAGCCTTAGCCACCTTAAAAGCATTAGGCGAATCTAAAGACGTACGGGATGAAGCCCGTTATGATAATATAAGAATGGCTCCTCAGTAATGTTAAAAGAGCCAATCCCCGAATTAGAAGGTAAAAACATAGCTATTCTTGCTATGGGTAATAGTCAATTAGACTATCATAAAATGGTGACTCATAGCAAAAAATTTGACGAAGTTTGGGCTATTAATGCCATGATTGGTGTTTTAAAAAGAATTGATAGAGCTTTTATTATGGATCCAGTTAGTCGCTTTTTTGACACAGAGGACGCAGGCAACATGACAGTCATTATGACAGAAACACTTCCTACAGCAGATTATCCTATTTACACTTGTGAATTAGATAAGCGTGTAAAAGCCTTAGAAGAATACCCAATAAAAGAAGTAGTCACAGATTTAGACTGCGGATACTTTAATAATACTATTTCGTATGCGATTGCTTTTGCTTTATGGAATAAAGTAGGTGGGGTTAATATGTTTGGGGCTGATTTTACCTATAAAGGCAATTTATACTTTGCAGAACAAGGACGAGGTTGTTGTGAATTTTGGTTGGCAAAATGTATAGACGCAGGTATTATTGTTCAAGTAGCTTTAACGTCGGGACTTTTAGACGCTGATGTACCTATTCAAGAAAAATTGTATGGGTATCATCGACTAGAAGATCCGTATGTAACTTATATGATAGAGAATGAATTAAAAATTTGTAAGTGGTCCGAAGTGGAAAAACAACAAGCTATTCCTATAGGATTAGTGGGAAGGCACGACGGACAAGTACAAGAAGGAATTGTGGAGCCTAAGAAATACTAATGTTTTCACTTAACTCAGAAACAGAAGTTGGAACTCTTGCGGTTACTACGACAGATAACAGAGGGCACACGATAGAGGAAATTGCGGAAATGGCAAGTAATAAAATAATCTCTATTAGTAAAACAGCTCCTGCACCCATTAGGGAACAAGCTCATGTTTTTAAAGAAACATGCAAAAAGGTGATTACATATTATATGCAAGAAGCGGTTAATAACCACATGTGTACAATAGGTAATCAATTAGAGAAACAAGGTCAAAAAGACCTAGCTAATATTATTAGGAGACTATAATGGCAATAACTCAAGCAATGTGTACTTCTTTCAAAAAAGAACTTATGGAAGCTAAACACAATTTTTTACTTTCTGGTGGCAATACTTTTAATCTGGCTCTTTATACCAGTTCAGCGACTATGAGTGCTTCTACTACAGCTTATAGCACTAACCAAGAAGCGACAGGCACCAATTACACAGCAAAAGGAAGCTCATTGACAAGAATTGATCCAACCACTTCGGGAACCACAGCGTTCACGGATTTTGCTGATTTAACTTTTGGTACTTGTACTATTACGGCTAGAGGGTGCATGATTTTCAATGACTCAGCTTCAGGCGATCCTTCGGTTGCGGTCTTTGATTTTGGTGGAGATAAAACCTCTACGGCAGGAAGTTTTACAATTTCCTTTCCGACGGCTGACGCAAGTAACGCTGTTATTAGAATAGCGTAGATTTAGCCTATGGCTAATATAACTGGCTGGGGTCGAGGCACTTGGGGTCAACTGACTTGGGGTGAACCCATTCCCGTTGAACTCACAGGTCTTGCAGGAACAGGTGCAATATCTAGTGTTACTATCACAGCTGCTGCAAATGTAGCAGTCACAGGACTGGCTGGCACAGGAGCCGTTGGAACGCTTATAGCAACAGGTGTTGCCAATGTAAGTGTTACAGGACTTGCAGGAACGGGTGCAGTTTCTAGTGTTACTGTAAGTGCGGCAGCGAATGTAGCAGTAACAGGACTTGCAGGAACGGGTGCAGTAGGCACAGTGATTGCAGCAGGTTTTGCCATTACAGGAGTTAGTGGAACTGCTTCTACAGTATCTCAAGGTGATGAAACAGTTACTGGTGATGCTAATGTATATCCTACAGGATTAGCAGGAACCTCAGCATTAGGCAGTTTAACTTTAGTAACTAATAATGTAATATCGGTTACTCAGGATGCCAGCACAGGAAGTGTTGGCACGTTAACCGCTACTACCCATGTAACTATTGCAGTTACAGGAGTTTACGGCACAGGAGCAGTTAGCACACTCACGGTTTGGGGCGAAATACAACCAGGACAAACGCCTAATTGGACGGGAGTAACTGATACACAAACTCCAGGTTGGAGCGAGGTTTCAGATTCACAAACCCCTGATTGGAAAGAAGTAGCTTAATAATTATGGAAATCATAGTATAATCATAACGGAGAAGAAAAATGGCAAGTACATACGTTAATAATCTAAGGCTCAACGAGATGGCTACTGGTGACGGTAGCGGAACGTGGGGCACAACAACTAATACGAATTTAGAGCTTATCGGAGAAGCCTTCGGCAGTGGTTCAGAAGGAATCACTGGAACTTCACACACTATTACTATAGCGAACGGAGCCTCAGACGCAGCCAGAACCATGGTAATGACCTTAACGGGGTCTATTACCGCATTGAACACAGTTACCCTAGCACCTAACGATGCTAATAAAGTCTGGATAATCCAGAACTCGGCTGGTTACGCAGTTACCCTCACCCAAGGCACAGGAGCCAATGTCGTAATACCGAATGGCGGTATCAAGATGGTGGTGGCTGACGGAGCAGGAAGTGGAGCAGCAATTACTGACGTTTTAGATTTAACAGGTGGCACAGGCAACGTAGGACTCGGTAGCGGTAATTTAGGCACAGCTTTAACCACAGGTACGGACAACGTAGCCATTGGGGAAGCGTCACTGGATGCTTTAACCACTGGTTCCGACAACACCGCAGTAGGGGATAATGCTGGTGGTGCTTTAACCACAGGATCAAACAACGTGGCAGTTGGTTCAGCAGCTTTATCTACTGAAGATGGAAATGGACAAAATGTTGCAATAGGTGTTTCTGCTCTTGCAACTTTAAATGCTGGAGCAGATGCAGCTAATGTTGCTGTAGGTTATCAAGCACTCACGGCAGCTACCACTGGGACTGACAATGTTGCTGTTGGTGCAAACGCTGGTGATGCGGTCACCACTGGTTCCGACAACACCGCAGTAGGGGATAACGCTGCTGGAGCCATAACCACAGGTGCTTCTAATGTGGCTATTGGATCAGGTGCTTTATTGGTAGCAACGACTGCCAGCAACAATGTTGCGGTAGGAACTTCGGCTTTAACCGCTAATTCTTCTGGAACAGATAATGTAGCGGTTGGTGACTCGGCAGGTGATGCCGTCACTACTGGCTCAGATAACACATTAATTGGTGATAATTCAGGTGGTGCTTTAACCACAGGCGGAAATAACGTAGCTATTGGTTCAGGTGCTTTATTGGTAGCGACAACGGCTGCTGATAATACCGCAGTAGGAACTTTAGCCTTAACCGCTAATAGTTCTGGAACAGACAATACTGCTGTGGGCTATGCTGCTGGTGATGCAGTCACTACTGGTTCGGACAATACTTTAGTTGGTGATAATGCAGGCGGAGCGTTAACCACAGGTGGTAATAATGTTGCCATAGGTAGTGCAGCTTTATTAGTAGCAACTACCGCAGCAGATAACACAGCAATTGGAACATTGGCATTAACTGCTAATAGTTCTGGAACAGACAATACTGCCGTAGGTTATGCCGCAGGGGATGCTGTTACCACAGGTTCGGACAACACACTTATCGGAGATAATGCTGGTGGAGCAACGACAACGGCAGCAAACAACACAGCCGTTGGAAGTTCAGCTTTATTGGTTAATAGTACGGGTGCTTCTAATGTCGCTGTTGGTGCTTTAGCATTAGATGCGAACACCACAGCTTCTAATAATACAGCAGTTGGATATGCAGCTTTAGGAGCCAACACCACAGGTACAACTAACGTAGCTCTTGGTTATCTAGCTTTAGACGCAATAACAACAGGAAATAACAGCACCGCAGTTGGAACAAGTGCTTTATCCGCAGACACAGGAGGGTTGAATGCAGCCTTCGGTTTTAC